GATGATTCTCTTTTATAAGTCAATTAGTAAAACCCTAACTGACTTCTCCATAGGCTCTACTATTCGCACTCTTTTTGAAGCAGTTGCTTTTGAAATTGAAGAATTATATGTTTCTATTAAAACAGCTATTGAAACTGCTATTCGAGAGAGTGTTTATTTAACTTTTGGCTTTGAACGAAGACCAGCCATTCGCTCTACCACTACTTTAATTATTACTCTTTTTACCCCTCACGAAGCTTTTATTATCCCTAAAGGAACTAGGTTTGCTACTTCAGAAGGTATAACTTTTGCTACCGTTAATGATGTAAGTATAGATGCTGCCGATACTACAAAAGATTTACTAGTAATGTGCACCACTGCAGGGAGTGTGGGTAATGTAGCAGCTAATACTATCACTACTATGGTAGATAATATCCCCATAATTAAATCAGTAACTAATCCTGAAGTAGTAACTAATGGACGGAATATGGAGTCTGATGCTAGTCGAAAGGCTCGTTTTGTAAGTTATATCCGTTCTCTAAGTAAAGGAACATTAGAAGCTCTTCGCTATGCTTTATCTACAGTTCCTGAAATAACCTCTATTTCTATTGCTGAAAGCCTTCCAGGGATAGTTAAAATTTATATCTCTACTGTTACGGGTATTGTATCAGATGAAGTTATGAATAAAGCTAGAGAAGCTATTGAAAAATATAGAGCAGCAGGTATCCAAGTAGTTATAGCACCTGTTACTAGAATACCAGTAGATGTTTCTATTAGATTAGGTTTGTCTAATATGCAGAACAGCACTGCCATAAAGAACCAAGTACAAAATGGAATTATCAATTACTTAAATAATATGTTAGTAGGAGAAGATTTACTTCCTAATAATCTTATGGGATTTATATTCAGTTTAAATCAATCAGCCATTCGCAATGTAGAAGTTATCTCTCCTGCTGAACGATTAATAGTTTCCTCTTACTCCATAGTTAGACCAGGAAATGTTACTATCACTACTTACCTTGAGGGTGACTTGTGAGATCTCTACTTACTAAAAAGATATGGAGGAACTACCCTCCATTCCTACATATTCCCAATAAAAGTAGTTCTACTTGGGATGATGTTATTAACCCTGCTGAGGATGAGTTACCTGATACCCAACCTGATGAATTATATAACATAACTGAATCTCTTCGCCAAGCAATAGAAGAAGCTGGAATAGATGTAGAGACAGGTAAAAAAATGATGTATCTAGCCTCAGCAGAAGGAAAGTGGGTTGACCATTGGGGAAGTTACTTTGGGGTAAGTAGATTAGCTAATGAGAATGATGATCACTATAAACAAAGAATTATTGATGAGATAATTAGACCTAAACAAACTGTAGAGGGAATTATAGATTGTATAGCCACCTATACGGGATTAAATAAAAATCAAATAACTGTATTTGAGCCTTTTGTTAAACTTCGTTCATTAGATTTTGGTGCTACTACTGATACTACCTATTTATCTGGCTGGGATTATTGGACTTGGGCAGTAATTGATATCCAAATTCCTATTCAAATTGATGAAGGACTAACTAGAATAATTAATGAACTTACTAAAGCTTATGGAGTTAAAGTATTCATTAATACTCAATCTAATATTTATATCACCTATCCTCAGTTTGATATTACTGAAGAAGCACATTCCTTATCTGAGATAGATTTCAATCAAATTAAAGTTAGTTATATCACTGATTTCTTTGGTTATACTGATGGGAGAATGTTGGGTAAAGATGTAACAGAAAGCTTATGGGAATATTTACTTTCCTATAGTGTGGTAGATTGGGGAGAGTATGGTTTTGGTGATGATGAGTTTGGAAATATTCCGTTTGGTGGAAGATCAATACTTTTTGAATCGATTTTATACGAAGGTTAGGAGAGAATAATGGCAGAAAAACATATTGTTCCAAATTTACGAGGAACAGCAATAGGAAAAGGTATAATTACTGCTAATACTTTCGTAGGAGTTGGTAGAACAACTCCTTGGGCAGATGAGGAAGATCCTCCTGCCCCATCTTTAACTGATACTACTTTAGAAGAATTAATTATCTATAAACGACCTAACAGACTTACTTTTGTTACTAATGATGATAATGGTGAACTTACAATATTAGGAGACAAATATCGAGCTCTTACTTTAGAGGAAGCCCGAGATATCCAATCTCGACTAGTTCTCATTCAAACTACTTTCTCTACTGCTGATTTTGGTGGACCTGTTGATTATAGGCAAATAGGAGTATTTACGTATGTTGTTCCCACAGCAGGAAATGAATCTAAAAGTATTTTACTTCCTTCAGAAATAGAAGATCCTGGACTTATCATTCATCTTACTAATCGTTCTCCATACTACTGTTATGCCAACCACGGAGAAACGATTAATCTATTGATTGCTTTTTAAGGAGGACACCCGATGGTAGATTTAACCAATGATCCTTATTTTGATACCACTAGTGCTGAGAGAGATAAAGGCTATCAACGAGTATTGGGTGTTCCAGAGAGGTATATTCAAGCTCGTGAGCTTACAGTTATTCAAGGTATGGTCCAATCTCAGCTCAAAGATATTGCTGATACTTTATATAAAAATGGTTCAGTAATTGAAGGATGTCAAATTATTTTAGATGGAACTAATGTTAAAATCACTGCTGGAAAAATATACTACAATGGTTTTATTGTATCCAGTCCTGAAACTAGCTTAGTTATTACAGGTTCAGGAGAAGAAACAATTGGGGTTAATATTACTGAAACTATAATCACTGAAGAAATCGATGGCTCTCTTAGAGGTAAAGTCCCTAGCTCTGAAGCTTATGGACAGCCAGGAGCTCACCGCTTAAAGATTGAAGCTACTGTTGTTTTAGATGATAATGCTCAGATAAAACTATATAAATTAGTTAATGGAGTTCCTCAAGTTACCACTACTCGTCCTGAGATGTCAGAGCTGTATAACATTTTAGCTCGGAGAACCTACGACGAATCAGAAAACTATTTAGTAGATGGGTTAGACGTCTTTTCCCAACCATATGGCACTGATCAAATTGAATTAACTATTGAAGCAGGAAAATGTTATGTTCTAGGTTATGAAGTAACTAAACCTTATCCTACTAAAATAATAAGGAATAAATGTACTGCTACTAAAAGTGCTATAGATAGTTACCATACTGTTGAAGCAGGAGTAACTGACTTTCCTTTTGCTAATCAACCAGTAGCTAGTGTTACTCATGTTAAAGGTAATGTTTTAGTAGAAGAAGGAACTTTCTATCGTTCTGCTAATCCTTATGACGATTTGAATTTGCCTGATTTAGTTCAAATCCATAGAGTATATTCGTTAAATCCTGCTGTTGAATATGTATTAGGGGAAGACTATACCAAGAATGGAGATCAAATTACTTGGTTAGGAACTGGACCAAACACACCTCCAGCTGTAGGTGATGCTTACTGTGTAGACTATACTGAACGACGAACACTTACTCCCGATGCTGACTACACTGTGGTTACAATTGATGGTCTAGATTATATCAGATTAGTTAATCCAGCTATTATTCAGGATTTAGTTGAAGGAACACAGATGGAGTTTGCTTATAACTACTACTTAGCTAGAAAAGATATTATTTATATAGATAAAGAGGGAAGTGTATCTATAGCAGAAGGAACACCTAATGATATCAATCGAGTTCCAACTCCCTCAGTTCCTAATGGAGTGTTAGCTAGAGCAGAAGTTTATATGCCTCCTAATTCCACAGATGTTGAAGTAGAGAACTATCCCGTTAGAAGATTAAGTATGCCTGATTTACATAAAGTCGTAAGAAGATTAGAAAATATAGAATACAATTTAGCTGTTAAAGATTTAGATGACCCAAATCTCTACCGAGTATCTCCTACTCAACTCAAAAATATCTTTAGTGATGGGTTTGTAGGATTCTTAAGAGCCAATACTTCTCATCCTCAATGGCACGGTGGCATTGATACTACTAACAAAGTATTTGGTTGTCCTTATGAGACTATTAATTATTTAGATTTTGATGTTGAATCATCTACAGCAGTATTAAAAGGTACTAATTATTTTCTTCCATATACTGATGAAGTATATATAAGTCAACCACTAGCTTCAGGTGTGCATAACATTAATCCTTATTCAGTATATGATCGAGTAGCTATTATTAGTGTAGAACCATCATTTAAAACTTATACTGAAAGTGTAATAATCAAAGAAAGCACACAAACTATTGTTGTTACTAACACACAAAATATAACCGTAAGATCAGGAAGGAGTAGAACAGAAACTACTAGTCAAGTAACTTCCTCTTGGTTTGTAGATAAGTTACTCCGCAATGAAGAAATGGAATATATTCCTACAACTACTCTCTCCTTAAGTGGAATTAATTTTTATCCCAATCAGGATAATTTAACAGTATATTTCGACGAAGCTCCATTGCCAGCTACTCCCACAGGAGACACACCAGCAGGAACACAAACTGGAACAGTCAAATCAAAATCTGATGGAACCCTTTCTCTTACCTTTACTATTCCAGCAAATACATTTAGAACAGGAATACGTAAAATTGCTTTGGCTAATCAATACCAATCTGCAGAAGCAGCATTTACTGCTTACGGAACTAGATATCTTTACGAGAGAATCCACAAGCAACGGATAACTAAAACTATTACTAATTATATAGTAGTTCCTCCCCCTCCTCCCCCATCGTCTAGTCCTAGGATAGAGCCACTAGCTGAGACTTTTTATAATACTGAACCATCCTATATTACTAAACTAGATATCTACTTTAAATCTAAAGATTCAGGAAACATTCCTGCTCTAGTCCAGATTAGGGATGTAGACAATGGGTATCCTGGAGAACAGATATTAGCCCAAAAACTTGTTTACCCCTCTCAGATTACTCTCTCTGAAGATGGTAGTGCGGTTACTACCGTAACTTTTGATACGCCTGTATTCCTAGAAGCAGATAAAGATTACTGTTTCGTTATCGGCTCAGATAGTGATGCTTATGAAATATTCATTGCTGATATGGGACAAACAGACCTATTAACAGGAGCTCCTATTAACCGCCAACCTTATTTTCACGGAACTATGTTTTCGTCTGCTAATGGTGTAGCCTGGACCGCACACCAAATGACAGATATAAAATTCAAACTCTATCGAGCAAAGTTTTCTACCTCTCCAGCTACATTGACTACTAATACTGAAAATGGTAATTATACCCAATTTATCACGGGTATTGAGTGTATTATACCTGAGGGAACAAACATTGCTTGGTCTTACTCGCCAGATAATGGAACTACTTGGATTCCATTCAGTAGTATAGATTTAGTATCAGTTCCTACTAGAGAATCGAGTATTAAACTTCGAGCCGTATTTACTACTACTAATCCCTACCTATCACCGATATTATCTAAATACATACAGGGAATAATTTTTGATCAGGACGATGAGGCAGTATATATCTCCAAGCTTATAAGTGTTCCTGAAACTTTTAATACTTTAAAATGCTACCTTGATGTATATACCCCAATGTCTAGTGGACAATCAGCTGCCTTAAAATATAGCATTGATGGGGGATCAAGCTGGGTTACTCTTACTCCTACTTCAGTAACTCCTAAAGTCTATGGTTGGAAAACTAATTATTATGAAGAAACTATTTCCCCTGCCGCCAACTCCATACTTTTCCGTATTGACCTCACTACTACTAACCGAGTGCAGCAGCCACTAGCCACTAACTTAGTTGGCATTATGCTAACTGTTTAAGGAGAATAACTAATGGCTAATACCTATACAATTCATTTCAACCTTCCTAAACCAGCTAAAGGAGATTTAGACTGGGATGATGAATATCATGAAGCAATGGATACTATTGATGCTCAGTTAAAGAACATCAATGACTCGATAGCTAATCATACCTCTAATATAAATAATCCTCATAGTACTTCATTTATTCAATTAACTGATACCCCATCCTCTTATTCAGGATTAGCTAATCGAGTAGTAGTGGTTAATAGTACTGCTACAGGACTTACTACTGTCACTAGAGTTCCTTTGGCTGAAGATTCTAATAAAGTCGGAGGACTGTATCCGGGAAATAGTGCTAATAATGTATT